CCACCCCGGCCTAATCACCAACATTGATGACGTCATCAAGTACGCCGACCTGATCTTCAGCGCTGACGAGATGGCAATGCTGGGCGGCATCATCGGTTTCTGGTTCGGCTCTCGCGGCTGGAGCAAAAAGTGAAACTGAGCAGGGCAGGCGAAGACCTGATGCACCGGTTCGAGGGCAAACGCTCTCGGCCCTACCTTTGCCCTGCACACATCTGGACGATTGGCTACGGCCACGTCCTGTACCAAGAGCAGATCAGGCTCCCCATGGTCCGGCCACCGGGCAAGACCAAAGAGGACATCCCCATGATCCGCAGTGAGTTCCCACTGAAACCGGAGGACAACCGTGTCTGGACGAAAGAAGAGATCGACGAACTATTCCGAGTTGATGTCGGAACTTTTGAACGGGGTGTTCTTCGTCTTGTTCCCGGCGTGGTTGGGCGTCAAGGCAGCTTTGACGCTCTGGTCAGCATTTCCTTTAACTTCGGTCTAGGCAACCTCCAGCGCAGCACCATCCGCATGAAGGCCAACCGGCGTGACTGGGATGGCGCAGCCGAGGCGTTCCGGGCTTGGACCAAGGGTGGCGGCAAGGTTCTCCCCGGGCTGGTCAAGCGCCGGGAGGCTGAGATTGCGTTGTTCCTGAGTTAAGTGCGAAAATGCTGGAAATCTGGAGCTTTTCCATGCGGCTCGAATCAATCAAGAAAAAGGTGGGCTTATGCCGTCAGCCAGTGTAATGACCTACGACAGCTTGGTCGAGAACGTCCAGTCCTATCTGGAACGCACCGACACGGCCACCCTCGACAAGATCCCGCTGTTCATCATGCTGGCGGAGCAGATCATTGCTTCCCAGATCAAGTTCCTTGGCAACTTGACTGTGCAAAGCAGCACCATGACCCTGAACGCCAACGTGATCGACAAGCCCGCACGCTGGCACAAGACGGTGTCCATGAACATCACCGTGGCTGGCAAGCGTTACCCGGTGCTGCTGCGCAAGTACGAGTACCTGCGCGAGTATTGGCCCGACCCAGCAGCCAACGGCGTCCCCAAGTTCTACTGCGACTACGACTACACCCACTGGATGGTCGCCCCAACACCCAACGACGACTACGTCTTCGAGGTGCTCTATTACGAGCGCCTTCAGCCGCTTGATTCGTCCAACCAGACCAACTGGTTCACCATCTACGCCCCTCAGGCGCTGCTGTACGGCACGCTGCTTCAGGCCATGCCGTTCCTCAAGAACGATGACCGGGTGCCGCTGTGGCAAGCCATGTACCAGCAGTCCATGGATGTGCTGGTGGCAGAAGACAAACTCCGCATGGCCGACCGTCAGGCTGTGGCGCTAGACAGCTAAGGATCAATCATGAGTTACAACAGCCCATTCACCGGAAACGTGATCCAGCCAACGGACGTCTCGTACCGCTCTGTCACTCTTGCGGCCAACACCCAGCTTCAGTGGCCGATCAACGGCAACGCCACAGACGACTATGCCGCCCGGATCATGGACGTCACAGCGTCCTCTGCGGGTCTGTCCCTGTACATGCCCCCGGCCAACCAGACCTCGGTGGGCAACGATGCTTTGATCCGCAACGTGGGTGCCAACAGCTTCACGGTAACGACTTTTGGCGGCACCAGTACCATCATCACGATTGCCGCTGGCGAGGCCAAGTACGTCTACATCAAGACAAACGCCACAGAGCAGGGCACATGGGGCAATATTGCCTTTGGCACCGGGACGTCCTCTGCGGACGCTGCCAGCCTTGCTGGCGCGGGTTTGGTGGCCTCAGGCTCGACCCTGAACCAGAGTCACCCGTCCAGCTCCCTGATTGCCGCATACACCTTCCAGACCTCAGATCGGTCCAAGACGCTGGTTTGGTCTGGCGGGGCGACAACGGCCACTTTGCCTCTTGCAAGCACGACTGGCGACAACTGGTTTTTGCTGTTCAAGAACAACGGAACCGGCACGGTTACGATTGGAACAACCAGCGCCCAAAACATTGATGGCGCTGTGTCCAAGGCGTTTGCCCCGGGCGAGTCCGCCTTCATTGTTTCAACTGGAACGCAGTATGTGACTGTCGGCTACGGCGTGAGCACTCAGTTTGAGTTTGGCGTTTTGACCAAGCCGGTTGTCTCTGGGACCTACACGTTGACGGCCAGCGAAGCGTCCAACACGATCCAGATCTACACCGGCACGCTGACGGGCAACGTCACCATCATTGTTCCCCCGGTGATCAACCTGTACGTGATCTCCAACCAGTGCGCTGCTGGCGCTTTCACCCTGACCATCTCTACTGGTGTTGCAGGGGGTAATACAGCAACTGTTCCAGCTTCTGGTCAGGCCACGCTGATCTGCGACGCAACGAACATCCTGAACGCCAACACCAGCCAAGCTGGCGGTACGGCTTTCAGTTTGGTAAACGGCTCGGCAGCCTCCCCGTCTCTGAACTTTGGCTCCGAGACCAACACCGGCATTTACCGACCCGGCGCAGGCCGATTCGGCATCTCCGTGCTTGGCAATCAAATTGTTGACGTGGACGCCAATGGTTTGGATGTAATTGGCGCAGGTAACTTCACGGCAGGCATCTCTGGCGGGACATTCTGATGACCAAAAAAGTCTTTGCTCTTGACACCAAGCCCGGTATCCAGCGGGACGGAACCTTGTTTGACAAAGAGGTTTATGTCGATGGACAGTGGGTAAGGTTTCAGCGTGGACGCCCCCGCAAGATCGGCGGATACCGACAGATCACCGACTCCCTTGCTGGCCCCTCACGGGGCATTTTCGTTGTTCCGCGAAGCAATTTCAGCAACATCTACAGCGGCCATGCAGACGGCTTGCAAGTGATCCCTGTCGATAGCAACGGCGTGGGTTCTGGCATTACCGACTACACCTTCGGCGGCTCCGTGTTGACCGTCAACGCTTTGGTTGGTGGCACTGGGTACACCAACGCCACCTACACCGCCGTCCCGCTGTCCTACGTGACCTCGGGGACTGGGGCTGGCATGACGGCCACTGTGGTGGTTTCTGGCGGTGCCGTGACCTCCGTGACGGTCACTGGCGGTGGGTATGGCTACAACCAGTACGAGAAGCTCACCGCCACCGCCGCGCAACTTGGCGGGACAGGCTCTGGTTTTTCTGTGCAGGTTTCGACAACAGCTTCTGCTTTTGCGCCCTCTGACGAGAACCTCTGGCAGTTCGACACGTTCACCGACTCCTCCGGATCTGGCAATAACCTCTTGCTGGCCCACCCATCCAGAGACTTGGGCGACATCGACAACGAGACCAACACCCGTCTGCTGGCCGGACCAATCAGCGGCACAAACCTGAGCCCTGTTGGGGTATTCACGCAGGTTGGGTCCGTTACAAGTGGGTCTCCAAACGTCACCCTTGCGGCTGGAAACTTCAACATCGGTCCCGGCCAACTTGTGACCGGCCCCGGCATCCCTGCTGACACCCGGGTTCTGTCCATATCCGTGGCCGCAATGGTGTTGACCAAGAACGCCACCGCAACATCTGCCACGGCCACAATGACGTTTGACAACGAGGTCTCGATCTCTGGCGGCGTGGTGTCCCTGCACCCCTACGTGTTTGTCTATGGCAACGACGGCCTGATCAGGAACTGCGCATCTGGCAACCTTGAAGACTGGGTCTCTGCTGAAGCCAACGCCGTGAATATGTCCACCGGCAAGATCGTGCAGGGCTTTCCTGTCCGTGGTGGCTCAAACGCCCCTTCTGGCCTGTTCTGGAGCCTCGACAGCCTGATCCGTGTGTCTTTCGCTCCAACCACCTTGGGTGTCGGCGGGACAGCCAACTTTTCCGCCCCAACCTTTTGGCGTTACGACATCATCTCCAGCCAGTCTTCAATGCTGTCCAGCCAGTCGGTGATCGAGTACGACGGCATCTATTACTGGTGCGGCGTGGATCGGTTTTTGCTTTACAACGGCGTTGTGAAGGAGATCCCGAACTCCATGAATCAGAACTGGTTCTTCGACAACCTGAACTACACCCAGCGGCAGAAGGTCTACGCGACCAAAGTGCCCCGCTTTGGTGAGATCTGGTGGTTCTACCCCCGAGGAAACTCCGAAGAGTGCAACGACGCCATCGTCTACAACGTGCGCGAGAACGCTTGGTACGACGCTGGGCAGGCTCTGGGTGCCCGCAGGACTGCCGGGTACTTCTCTCAGGTCTTCCGCTTCCCAGTCAACGGCGGGGTTGAGATCAATGCCACGGGCGGTTTGTTCACCGGCTCGATTACCAACGCCGGGTCTGGCTACACGAACGCAACGTACTCCTACATACCCCTCACGGGAGGCTCAGGATCGGGCGCTACGGCCACAATTACGGTAGCTGGAGGGGTAGTGACGTCCATCGTCATAAACGACCGTGGGGAGGGTTATGTCGTGGGCAATACCCTGACAGCAACATTCGGCTCTGGCTCCAACTTTGAGTTCACCGTGGCGTCTACCATCAACTTTGTGAGCCTGTGGCAGCACGAGGTCGGAACGGACGAGGTGAAGTTCACCCAGTCGAACGCAATTGAGGCCTTCATTGAGACCAGCGACCTTGGTTGGGTGGCCGGCGGCCCTTCTCAGCCCTCTCCAATTGGGGAAAACCGCTGGCTGCACATCGAGAGATTGGAGCCGGACTTCATCCAGAGCGGGACAATGGAGCTGTTTGTGACTGGTCGACCCTTTGCTCAGGCTGAAGATAAAACGACTGGCCCCTATCCTTTTGAGCCGGGAACAACGAAAATTGACCTCAGAGAGCAAAGACGTGAACTGAGGTTGAAGTTTGTGTCCAACGTCTCTGGTGGGGATTTCCAAATGGGCAAGGTGATCGTCAACGCAGATCTCGGAGATGTTCGTGGCTACAGCACCTAATTTGCGAAGTGCTCTGGTCTATGACCCAAGGTACATGGAGTTTGACCAGTGGGCATCGCTCATGTGTGAGCAGTATGCGGCCCAGCAGTTGCCTGTGCCGGATGCCGAGACGGATTGGAAGAGCTGGGCGGCTGGGTTGTTGGCGATTGATGTGTTCGTCAACCAAAACATCCCAAGCCCCTACAGCTATGAGAACTGGGAAGATTGGGCATCTGCCTTGTTGAACGTAATGAA